CACTGACGAATATCATCTATACCCTCAACAACTTCTCCAATAGTTACATTGGATAATTGCCAGTTGGTCGCTTTTATATCTTGAATTTTTGTTGCCATTATGGTATTGGTGCGGTTGTTGGATTACCTGGTGTTGCTGATGTATGAACATGTGTTTTAAGCGAAACAGTTCCTGCCTTCATATCTCCTAAAACTTCTAAATTACCCGTTAACGGTGCGCCTGAAGGTGCTGAAATTGTACCCGTAACAGTTAACGCTCCAGCTATCGCAACGGCTCCAGTTAATTTTATCACTGGTGCGGTTATATCAACTTCACCAATGATATTAATGCTATACTTATGCGTGTTTTTATTGTATTCAATAACAGAATTATCTTCAAATTTTACTCTAAAAATTCCGTCACCTGCTCCATTCGGAGGCGTTTTATCGTTATTTAAAGCTCCTAAAATTACACCCTCTTCACTATTTTCGTCCATTAAACAAGCAACTTGCTCATTAATTGAAAATGTATGCGAAAAACTGTCTTTAATTGCTCCAAGCGTCAGAACTTGTAGCCAATCTGAAACAATGCCATCGTCTGTAAATGTTACACGGGCGTAACCTTTGGCGGGGTCAACTTCAGTTATGGTTCCAAATCTTAGCATTTTGTAAAGATATAAAAAAACCTCAATAAATTAATTATTGAGGTTTTAAAATTTAATCGTATTTTATTTTTCTGCCTTTACGAAAGTACAAACATATTCTTCTCCGGCTTCAAAAAAATCTAATGCATCAGGATTAGTGATGTGCATTTTTAATGTAGCGTTTGGAGTATAAATGCTAAATGTTTTGTTTTCTTCAGATGTATTTGTAACAGCTGAAAGATTCGCTTCAATGTTTTTGTTTCCAAAGTCAGTAACTGAACCGACCTTAAATTTTGCTTGCAATGTTCTCATTTCTTAATTTTTTAAATTGTTAGATGCAAATATAAATAAATTATTGAATTCTAGTCGGATTTCCGTAAGGATATTTATTATCTGGAAATTTCACGTTTCTAACGTTCACATTATTTGATTGCTGTTTAACTTTTTGTTTAGTTATTTGTTCAGTTTTCGCTGGTAAATTCAATCGTTTAATCTCTAATCCAACTGTGTAACCACTTGAACGGTCTATTTTATGGGATGATGATTTTATATGATATTTGCCTGATAATTTACCCACGCCTGTAAACTGGAAATTATTGCCTGCAACTGCTAAAGTCGTGCCTTGTATCTCAATAGTTCCTTCTAACTGATTCCCTGCTGATAAATGCATTATCGCTTTGGCTTTAGCTTCAGCTTGCTGTTTGTTTTCAGCTTTCGTGTGAGTTACGCCTGAATCTTGATTTACGGGTGTGTCGCTAGAATATCCTTGCTCTTGCTTGTATTTCTCAAAATCTAAATTTGCGGTTACTGGTTCGTTTTTCTTTGCTGATTTCGATTTAACGGAAGCCGTTTTAATCATCCCGTCTGCCTTGTCGGTCAATGAATAACTTTTAATTTGTGATTTGTCAACTGAAAAACTCACATTTCTTCTCTCTACATCATAAATTGATGTGAATATGATTACGTTTTCACGTACGGCAAACAAAACCCCATATTCCTGAGAAATGCGCTTTAAAAACGCTAAATCTGTTTCTTTGTTTTGAGTTATACGTCCGAAAGTTATTTCTGGAATTTCTCCCTGAATCGTTAGGTTATTTTTAGAAGCTACTTTTTCAGCAATTTGTTTCAAAGTCTTCGATTCGTGCGCATCTGATTTTTTGGTACGTAATGAATTTACGATACCAGTTGCCATACCACGAATTGAAACGACGTCTGGAGGTCCTGATAATTGTATTTCGTCAATTTCAAAAACTCCACATTTTAAATTTTCAATTGATACGGTTAATTTTGCTCCTTTTTCTGGATACCATGAGTTTTGCCACTTCAAATCAACATCTTCGACACGTATTTCGATTTCGTCGCTTTCGCCTTCCGTTTTATCGTTATACGTCAAAGACAGCATGTACTTAGAAATATCCGAAGTAATGTTTTTATTGTTGTATAGGACGGTAAATTTAGGCGCTGGTATGTTCATTTAATTATTTTTTAGGACGTCCTGACTCAAAATCCATGTATTGAAACATAACTGCAAAAAATATAGGTAGATTAATTAAAAAAATAAAAAAATAATTTTCATTATTAAAATATTTTACCATAAAAATTGGAAATAACAAAAAAATAGCTATTCCTATTAAAATTAAAATTCCTAAATAAATATATCCGACGGTTTTTAATATTTTCATAATTTAATTTTTTATCGTTTCCAAGGTGGTAATAATTCGCTGTCAATTTGTATTTCTCCCGATTCTAATATTGGCACTATTACACGTGTTCCAGGTTCCAATATCGGAGAAATAACAATACTTGTATTCGCTTCAATAATTCCGTTTATAAGCGTAGAATCTCCATAAGCTTTGAAGGCTATAGTATCCCAACGGTCGCCTTGCTTTGTGACGTATTCAACAAAATTTTCCATTATATCCTGCGAATTATTGAATTATTTGAAATGTCTAAATTTGCCGAATTTAAACTTAAAAGCGATCCGTTCAATTGTTGATTTAAAATTTTAAATGAATTAACGTCTGTAACCGGCAAAACTGCTTTCATATTTTGAACTCGAACATAAACATCATTTATCGCAGCAGGCAAATTTTCTGCCATTTCTTGTAATTCTGATGCGTCTGACAATATTGATTGAACATTAGTCAAACTGCCTTCAATGTCAGTGAGTGATTTATTTATTTTTCCGCTCCAATATTCCGAACGGCTCGGAATCTCTTCAATTTTTGCCGTATAAATTCCCGTTAGAGTTACCGACGTTTGTATTTTTGAAATTTCAGTTGTCATCGTCATTCCTTGTGAAATTTTAGCAGGCAAAACAGAACGAACGTTTGAATTTCGTGTTGAAGTCGCAAACGCTTGCTGAATAGCTTGCAATTCCGCTTCTCTTAACGGGTCATCTGAAAAACTTTCAAGTAGTTCAACCGATAGAGTAACTTCAATTAAATTTCCGTTTGGGTCTGTAAATGAATTATCTTGCGAAAAACTTGGAATAACAAAAAAACCCAAAACACGTCCATTTCCTAAAATCAAAGGTAAAATTTCACGGTTTTGCATCGCCAAACGCAAAGTTTCAATATCAGCTTCAGGATTGGTAAATTCAGAATGTAAATACATTCCAAATGATATTGAATCTAGATTATCCCCAACTGCTTGTAAGCGTGGTTTTCCATTAATTAATTCATGTTGTGCGTAATTCACACCTCGCTCATGAGAAAAATTACTGAATCCTTTCAAGCCTTCAAATCTGATATTTCCAAGTTGAGCGTACATTATTTATGAAAATTACTGAATGATACAATTGTTTTGGATAAATCATGCGTAACGATTAACGGCAAGCCAATAACGTTAACGCCTATCTGGAAAAAAACCGATATAATTAATTTTTTCATAAAAATTATTTTTGTAAATATAATAAAATTTATGATAAGTTGTAAAATAAAAAAACCACTCGGTTATGAGTGGTTTTTATAAATAATTATTTTTTTTCACCTGCCCATTGTTCAGCCATTGCTCTAGCTATTCCTGGAAATGTTTTACTACTTTCTATTTGACTAATATTTTTATGAGTGTATTTTTGACCTCTTTTTTTTCCTCCTGTGTTGCTAGGTAAATAAGGAACGTAATTTTCTCTAATATCTGTAGGTATCAATTCAGGTAAGTTTTTTAACCACAATAAAGTTCTTTTTGAAAATTCGTGTCCAAATTGATAAGGCTGTATTGTTTGACTTTCTTTTGGTAATCCAACAATTTTTAAAGGTAATGGATTTTCTAATGAAATTTTTTCAATTGGTGCGTTTTTTAATTTTAAGAAGAAATCTTTTGCATCCATTGCTTTCTTTAGTCTTTCATAGCATAAGTTACCAGCAGTTGGATACATCCATCTTGCTCCTGCTCGACTCATAAATGTACAAGGAGGGAAAAATATACCCATGTCATATTTACCGCTATACGCTTCTTTTAATACGTCTGTTTGTATATGCCATTCGGGTCGTCCCCCGCTGCAAGGCAATAAATCACAACTAAAAGCTTCATGACCTAATTTTCTTAACTCAATAGTTACCGCTTGACTTTCTTCACATCCTACTAATATTTTCATAATTTTAAATATTAAAAAAGACCCAAAGAAACTGAGTCGGCAGTTCCTAAGAGTCTATTTATAAATTTTACATGTTGACTTCCGACTTTCAACAATGCAAATATAAACATTATTTTTAAACAACCAAGCATTAATAAGCTAATCTTGCTTTTCTTTGCATTTGCGCTTCAATTTGTCGTATCAATTCAGGAATCAATGCTTTTACTTGTGCCGTGACATCGCCAGAACCTCCGTGAATCACCGGCGCAAACGTAACGCTTATAGACGAATTACCACCGCCGCCACGACCCGAAGAGGTTGGCTTAATCGAGCTTCCCATTCCTTTTGACGCTCCGACAAGTTTAGATTCTCCTTTTTTGATTCCATTGTGTGCGCCCTCGGTTATGTTTACCCCGTAATCCATAAAAACCTTTGAAGGCGATGCTATTCCTAAAACCGTTTTAAAGGCGTTTGCGATACCTTTTCCTATTCCCTTGACAAAATCAAACAAAGCCGTTGCTTTTGCCTTAATTCCATTCCATAGCCCCATTACAATATCAGTACCAATGTTTTTAAAACGGTCTGGAACCATTTGCCACGCTTTTATTAGCAATCCAATCGGACCAAGAAAAATAACTCCCCATTCTTTCATGAAATCTATAGCCTTCCAAAATATCGCTTTAATCCCAGTCCATAGTTTGCTAAAAAAGTTTTTGATCGGTTCCCAATACTTCACAATTAAAAACGCTGAACCTGCTATAGCAGCAACTACCCAAAATATAGGTGAAGTTAAGAATGCTAAATTTGCAGCTTTCAAAGCAGCTGACAAAACTTGAATCGAAGTACCTCCAGCGAGCGCCGAAAATGCCATAGCGTTTTGAACTGCGGTAACCGTAATTACTAATGTTCTATAACCGCTTACGATTGCCATTCCTGCCGAAATCACTTTAAAAATACCTCCAAAGGCGAAAGACGCTGCCGATATTGCAAAACTTAAAGCCATTGCTCCAACTGCTGCCTTTAAAATAGTTTCGGTAAGCTGAGGATTTTTTGAAACCCAATTTGATATTCTGTCAATTACTGGCGTAACCTGATTCATTAATTCCTTTAACCTCGGAAGCATCGTTGTTCCGATTCTCGAAGCTGTCATCATTACGCCATCACGTAAAGTGGATAGCATTCCTTTAACCGATTTCGATTGAGCTTCAATACCACCCGCAAATTTCACATTACCGACGTATTTTAAATACTGTTCGATTTCTTTTGAATTTTTACCGACCGTAGTTTTTACGCCTTGAAACATAAATGTAACGTTGTCGCCTTCGGATTTAGCTTTAATACCAAATTCTTTTAAACGCTCAAATTCTCCAGTTGCAGCATCAGCGACCGCCTCGACCATATCATTTAATGATTTACCCATTGCGGAAGCCGTAT